GCCGGTCCTGTATTAACTGGAATATTTTCTGTTCCTGATTCCTTAAGACTTTTTACTATTTGATTATCTTTTTTTGTTAATTTACCGACTTTCTTTGCATTTGAGTCAATAAAGTCTGTTTGCTTACAAATTTGCTTTGCTAATCGTTCTTTTTCTCTAGGCGTTAAGTCACATTCAGTTCCCGGTGGGATATCCAAATTGTTTATTGGATTACATGGAATTTGTGGTTCTTTGTCGTCGTCAGTATTTCCTGGTTCTGGATCTTTGTGTATATTATTACTCTGAATATCCTTTAATTGGTTTTTAATTAACTTATAAACCTCAATTGCTACATTTAATGCATCTTCGGATGTTTTGAGTCTATTAATATTCTTTAAATCAATTACATTCCATATTTGAGGCAATACTTCTAGAGCATCTATTCTCCTTTTAGGATTAGTTAAATTAATAATCCTAAACATATACGAATCCCAATCTTCATCCGTCATTTCATTCGATTTTAATGCTTTGTCTATTATAGTTGCATTAAAGTACTTTGTATACATAGCTTCATAATATCGTCTATATCCAGGTGCACTAGTATAAATGTGGTAATCAATTCTCCTATCCTCAACCCAATTAAATAAGTCTTTAACTTTGGTGATATCATCAGTACCCATATCCATATCCGGATCGGCTCCCCTCATAGCTAAATAACTATGAAACTTGCTACCTACAGTTAATGAATCTAGTAATTTGAAATTTGTTAATGCAATATGCGACCCTTCGTGTAATGCCAAGCCAACTGTCGAATCAAAATTCTTATCTTCTATAGATGAACCTATAGTTACAGATGTACCGTCGGTATAACTTTCGTCATTACTTTGAAATCGTACTGGTATTTGTTTGCCGGTGACTATATTAACAAAGTTACCAATTGCTCGTTGTGCTGCAGCCAATTTTGTGTGATCTACAACCCGTTTATTATTAACTTTGTAACTAAAATCTGTATCAATATCGTCAAACCAAAAGCTCGATGCAGACTCATTATATGTCTTAATCGGATTGGCCATTGACTTTCGTATGCGTATCTTTTTCATAATTATCTCTTTTTTTATATAATAAGAAATCTAGTTCATAAATCCAAGAAAAAAGTTGGGTTCTTTGAGGATTATTTATTTATTTTGATGTTAATTGTGATTCTAATTGATTAGCCGATAACTCAGTTTTGAGTCGTGCTTCGGTTTTATCAAATCGTGAATCTATTGATCTATAAACTTCATCAAATGATTGATGAACTTCGTCAAATCTAGAATCAATTGATCGATAAACTTCGTCAATTGATTGATGTATATCATTTATACTTTTAAATACGCGTGTATTTAATTCTTCATTATTTCGGGTCACCCTATCAAATGATGCCTTTACCCTATAAGCAAAAAATGCCAATAAAGCTACGGTACCAGATCCGATAAGGATTCCTATTAACATATTTGTTTCCATATGCTTCCTTTTTTTTATTATGTCAAAGAACCCAACAATATCTTAAAAAAGGAGCCAATGCTTTCTGTATACAGATGTCTGGCTCCTTTGAGATATGAAAGATGCTATTTGACGCATAGCTGCGTTCTCTTATATTTCAGCATCAGCTTTTTCTGCCTCATCTTCAATATTAAATATATTTTCATCAGCCGTTCCTAAATGTTTCTGAATGACTTGTTTTACAAATAATCGCTCGGAGTCAGCTCCTCCACTTGTATCAAAGAATGGAAGGATACTTACTTCAGAAGCTTCTTCTAATGTAAACCCATCTGCTAATAACTCACATATTCTAACTGTCATACGTGTCGATATCATGGTGCTTAGTTTACCTTCATCGGATCTCCACTCTTTTCTAGTTACATCTGCAATATCTGCTACAGATTCTAATAAGCTATGTTCAACTGTATCTCCAAATCGTTTACTTAATAGATTAGTTTCTCTTTCTTTAGATAATATATCAACTTCGATAACTTCGAATCTATCCATTAATGCTCTATCCAATACTCTAGTAGATGTATACTCTGTACCTATATTTGCCGTAGCAATAAAGGATACTCCTGGTGCTACATTAACTAGCGGAGCATTAATATTTTCATCTAACCTCAAATATCGTTGACCTTCGTCTAATACAGTCATTAATATATTCCATGCTTCAGGATGCGCTCTAGACAGCTCATCTAATAGGATTACTGCATTTTCTGTCTTAATAGCCTTTATGAATGCCGATTCATCAAACATTGTCTCATTGTTCTTAAAATGCGTATTACCAATTAATGTCGATCTAGGATCTTGGGTAGCACCTAAGTTAAAATAAAAGAATGGTCTCCCGGTTGCATCAGGCAACGCTTTTGCTGCGACTGTCTTACCAGATCCAGAAGGACCAACCATTAAAATATTTTTACCTCTAATAGCTGACCTAATTAAATATTTCCATTTAATATCGGTAATCTCTAAATGATCTGGTTTAATTGCTGGTGAATTTTTAATGAATGCTAATACTGGATCTTCGTCTTTAATAACTTCGGCTTTCTTAGCAATTGGTATTGGCAATTGATCTAAATCGATTCTTTTCGCTCTACCGGTTGCTTCATTAAATTTCAATGCTTCACCATTATCATATGCAATCCTAATCATATCATTTCTGAATAGATTTGTTATGTCATTACCATCGGTACTAACAACTTTAATAAACTCGCCGTCCTCTGTGGTAACGGTTCCAAATACTTCTACTTCTTTCATATCTTATTATTTTTCTATATAATAAGAAATATTGCCATACAATCCAACCAAAATGGCAAAAAATAATTATTATTTTTAAGTACTAATTAATTTATTTTGGGTTATTATAATATATAGTATCTAATTTATAAATAGTATCTGAGACTGTATTAGATAGAACAATATTTTGTTTAATTAATGAATCTATCATATGTTTATAGAAAATAACCATGTTAACTTCCCGGGCTAAGGCAGTTATTAGTCGGTCTGACTCAATTACATGAATATTGTTTAGTTCTATTATAGTACTATCCAGCTGTATATTTTTATTTTTTAAGCTTACATTTAACTTATCGGTTTGATTAATCGAAGTTCGGTAACTTGTAATGGATTGTTTATTTTGTACTAATTCAGTGTCTAAACTATCTAACATAAATTGGGTTTCATTTCTTTCTAATTCTAAATTAACCATTGTTTCGTCGACAAATAAAAATATACTATCGATACCCGAATGCATAATTTGTATTTCTCGATGCGATGTTTCGATAAATTTATTTTCTTTAGTTGGGTTCATAAAGTATGTACCAATGACTACCAAAACTAAACTAATTATTAAAAATATATAACGACGTTTCATATTTTATCTTTTTTTAACTTCCGTTAGTATCTCTATAATTTTAGAGTTGAGTTTTTTATTATCAGCTTTTAATAGTTTAACTTCAACTTGTAAATTTATAATCTGATCTTTCAATGTATTTGATTGTGCTACATGTAAATATCCTAATGCCATTACACACATAAATAATAATGCGGTTATAGGACTTTTTAAAAATTCTTTAAATGATATAGCTGGCAATGTCATAATTACAGTTCTTTAAATGTATTATTTTTAGTTGTTAGGTTTTGAAATGCAGTATATAATGCAGTAGCAAGATCTAATTTGGGATTCTTAACTCTTAGTTGGGTACCTAGTTCCATTACATCATCTGCTATATGTAATGCATGAGATTCTAATAATATTTCTTCTATGATATCTGAATTTGTCATATTATTACCAGTTTTTACACGACCAATATCTAGCTTTATGCCTAGGTCCTGAATTATCACAATTATGTCGTGCTCTGAAACTCTTTCTAGCTTTAGGATTAGATTTACGAATTCGCATAGTTTTCTGTCCTGCTTTTTTTGCAGATGTGCCACCATGGCCGAAATTAACCTTAACTACATTGCCCTTAGGATTCTTAACATAAACTTTAAATTTTTTTATATCGCCACGCGTTGGTTTTCCTAGTTTAACTTTGCGACCTTTGTATTCGGCTTCATCTAATGGTAGCTGGCCAGCTTTAATATCTTCCATTAATGACAATGCACAGGTTTTACATAATGATTTTTCTTCCATATTTTAACTCCGAGATATCTACATTTATTTAACTAAATTAAGATCTTTTGCTTTTGATAACCACTCTGATCTAATTAACTCAATATCGCTTTCTAATAAATATGTTTCATCTAGATATTCGCAAACTTTGTCTAAAAATGGTTTGCGCTCTTTTCTTGCCTGCATATGTAATCCCTGAAGTATTGCTGGTATCTCTTTATCTAGAAGTAAATAATCCTTACTGGTAGCAGTTTCTCGTAATAATTGATCATCTGGTAAATATTTACCTGGTAGTGTATTCAATCCACTTTGAGTGATGTGTTCTATTTCATGTCGTAATGTGTTAGCTAATCTTAAAGAAATATGTCGTAAATGATCTGTACAACCATTGGTTTCAATTGAAATTTCTATATATGGTATTTGATCGCTTTCTTGTTCTGTGGAATTATAAGCATCGCCGGTGACATATAAAGTATTTGTATATAATGTTCGTAAGCCTATATAAAAATGTAAAGGAATATCTTTATTAATAATTTCTTTAAACATAATTACATCATAACTTAATCGTTTATGCTTAGAAACTTTAATTTGTTTTAAAATTAACCGAGATAGTTGTGTTACTAAATTTCTATACTTGCCGTTGATTTCTATAGTATCATGCATTCATTTTACTTTAATATAAATATTATTCTAATAAATTATAATTCCAAAAATGTTCTTTATCTTGATTATATGGATTTCCTACTTGCATGTAATAGCAATTTAAACATAGCATCTGTAAATTCTCAAGTTGGTGATTAGTTACGTCGCCATCGATGTGATCTAATAATAACGGAGTAGTATCGTCTGTCATTCGACGTTCGTCATAATTACAACACGCACAGTTTTCTTTAAAGATACCCAATGCTAATAATCTATTACGAAGCTTCCAAGTCGGATAGTTTGGGTGTTCGCCGGTTAGAATTTTATCTATAGTATATGGACCGGACCTGGCATTTACTACATTTTTTCTAATTCCCTTACCGGCTTGGTTTTTATGTAACTCCCAAAGTGTAGTATCCGTAGCAGAATCAATATACATTTTTGCATATTTTTTATATGTTGTAAATGAAACCTTAAGAAATCTTGCTGCTTCTGAATTTGATTTTGTATTTTCCATTGCATACCTAATATCATTTTCAGTGAAGTTTAAAGATTGTTTACCAATGCCATAAATATATTTAAATTCCTTTGCCATTTACACCCAAATAATTCCTTCTTTACGTAAAATTTCTAATGCAGCATCTGGATGTAATTTCTTACTAAATAATTCAGTGAGTCTAGGTTTATGATTTAAAATTTGATCTATAAATGTAGTGTGATATTGTCCGGAGATAGATTCTAACTTATAAACCCAATCTACATAATTACTATATTTTATATCAAACTTCTGCGTTGGCGTCTGATTTTCCCAATATTCGATTTGATCTTTTAATGGCCATAATTCCATTGGAACATCATTCGCCTTTCTTCTAGCTGGTTGTCGTTCTTTGTATTTATCTCGTTTTTCTGATCGTCGGATAAAGTTATCCATTATATGTATTGATCGATCTTTTGGCGCCATGCCAATTGTAGCTTTTTTACCCATTGTTATCCTCGTATTTTTTTGATATTAATATTAATTTTCGCCATGCATCTTCTGATTTATAAATATATTTTTTAAATTTATGTATATTTTTTTCATCTTTAGCTTTCAATGCTCGCTTGTAATTTCTATGATATGTTGCATGATACAACCCCATTTTTATTTTGTCAGATAATTTCATTTTTTTGATATTGTTACATTTAATCCAGATTCAAGTAATTCGGTATATACTTCAGAACACATATTATATGGACCTGTAAAAACATCACATTTGCCAACTGAATGTATAATATTAGTACATTGTATTGATTGAAAATAATTATGTCCACATAACTCTCGCAATTGAGTTGTTACATATTCATATGTGTTTACATCATCATTTAATACATGTATTATATACTTTCCTCGTTTTTTATAATTCTTTTTGGACATTTAATATTATTTGACATCGTTCATATTCTTGTTTTGTTTCTAACCAGACTAAACATTCGTTAAGAAAATATTTCTTTTGAGTGACAGACCATTTCTTTGGCCAATTCCATGTTGATGCTTCCATGGAATCGATTGCACTGCAAATTAGTTTATCTGTATAATCGGTTTCTTTGTTAATTGTCATAATATATTATAATAATTTTTTAGGAATTATACAACCTTATAATAAATTTTCATGAAATAAACATATCAGCTGTTTTTGCCCATCGTTTATTATCGCCAAGTAAGTTTTTTATTGCTGTGTGAGCTCGAATTTTATCTCCACTTTCTATACCATCCTCCATTATCTCTTTATTATTAACAAGTCCGCTACATCCTTTATTAAATGCAACATCAAGCAATGCATCATACATGCCCTGCGTTAATAAATGAAAGTTAGTATCATTGTCTGCATCCCGTATTTTTTGGCGACCAATCCAATCTGTAATACATATAGCTTTTTTGTTAACATCTGATCTCAAGACTGAGTTTGCTTTTTCCTTTGTAATCATATCTCCTTCTTTGACACCTTCAATATGGCCATAGCCGATAGTTAATGTGCCATTTTTGGTCAGTTTGTGTTTAGTACTATCAAATTTGACACTAGGAAATACCCCGTCATCATATGCAAATAGTACTAAAGATTCATAGTCTCGAATATGCTTCAACAATTTTTGACTAGCTACATTATTTGGTTTAGTAAAATCTTTTAAAGAAGTAGTTGATATTGGAGTCTCATCACTTGGTGGTGTGAACTCAGAAGGCTTATAGGAATATTGTGGCTGATTGCCAAAGGATCGGTCATATGACCTCTGTTCGCCTAATAA